GCGGCATCTCCACGTCGATGAAGCTGCCGTCATCAGGGCGACGCAGTTCCAGCCGGGTGCGCGGGCCGACGGTGAGCGCCTGTGAGAACTCGACGGCCAGCGTGTCGGCGGCGGGCGCGGGCCCCGCCTGCCGATGGTGCGGCCGCGTCGTGTATTGGGGAGACCAAAAATCAGCACGCGGCGGAACTTATGACCACCTGCACCCTACGCAGCCTGCAGAGAAAGCTAGTGACATGGTTGTCGCTTGCCGCTCCTGCAACTCAGCGCGTAAGGATAATACCGAATGGGGCGGAAAGCTGTTGCCGCCTCCGTCTAAGCCCTACTACGGGCGAAAGACCGTCGAGTTTCTGGCAGAGAACGACGTAATTGTCGCTCTATCTCCAGAAAGTGAAAAACCCACTGTGCCCGCTGCGCAATTTCTGCAGTCAGGGTTGGCAGCTGGAAAACCTGAGGGGTCGAAGAACCCGCAGGGGAAAGACGGTGTGGTGTGTGCGATCACTGAGGAGGCATCCTCGGTTCGATCCCGCCAAACTGAAAATTCCACTACGGTTGATGTTCCTGAATCTGTTTCATCAGGTGCCCGATGTAAACGTCGCCGGAAACGGCGGCGTATCAGACAGAAAGATACCGCCGCGCCTGTCTCACCTATTGGAATGAGTCAGCACTCCGAATTCCTCCGAATTCCTCCCAATCCGCAGGGTGACGGATACGGATGTGCCGGGTCGGGTCGGGACGGTACCGCAACCAAAAACATAACTAGCTCTTCTCGAAAACGCAGGAGAGGTAAGAGGAAAGGAAAAGTGAATAATGCGTGCAGCACAGTTTAGGAAGACTCAAGCACGAGATATGTCTGAGTCAGTCTTCCAATCAAAAGTTATCAGTATGGCTAAGTCTTCGGGTTGGGAGCATTACCACACTCACGACTCCCGCCGGTCTGTCGCCGGATTTCCTGATCTTGTGCTCGTGCATCCGCAAAAGGGATGGATTATCTATCGAGAGCTCAAGACTGAAACGGGCAGGGTATCTCAAGCGCAATGGCACTGGATAGGCATGTTGCGAGCATGCAGACAGGACGTTGACGTGTGGAGGCCGTCAGGTTTATTGGATGGTTCCATCTTGCGTGACTTGAGCGCCGGACTTGGAGCCAAAGGAAAGAGTGAATAGGAAATGAACTTTAATCAGATTGCCTCTGCTGAGCTGAGGCAGAGGGCACAGCATTCTTTGAACCGTTTGTGTGTTGAGAATGTGCGGTTTGACTTAGCTGAGGGAGACGCGCCCGCACCCGTGGAGCCTTGCTTAATTGCACAGCTGACCGATGCGGTTATTCCATCAGGTGAGGCTGGAGGTGGCGGCCGCTCAGGTTCACGCTCCCCTGCCTCAGATGCAGCTATTGACCTGCTGGCCAGCATAGAGCATGAGGCATCAACTATCTTAGCCGCAATAACACATCACCCCGCGCTGCGTTCCCGATCACCTCAGCTCATGGGAACCCTGCGCTGGATGCAGTCTAATCTGAATAAGTGTGATGAAGACCAAGTGCAGCTCATCGGCGGATATGCCTCCAAATGGTGCGAGGAGATTGTAGAATTTCTCAACCCTCGAAAGCGAACACCATTATCCCGCGCCTGCCCGGCCTGCAAATATGAGACACACTGGACTATCAACCTTGACTTAGAGATGGTCAAAACCCCATGCCTACACGCTGTCTGGGAGGCGGATAGGGTGGCATTTATCGAATGCGGCTATTGTGGCACGATGTGGGGACGTCACTGTCTCTGGGAGGTTTTGACACCCCATGAATCTATTGAGGCTGTACAGAAGCTACTAGGGGTTGCATAGCGCGAAACGTTAATGTATAGTCGCATTGCTCACCTGAGGTATGCCCACAGGCGAGCATCGTTGAAACTCTTTCTAAAATCTTGTCCTAATCTTTCAACGATGATTCTTATGAAGGCGGCTCTTATGTCCTGGTCAACCAGCACACGCAAGAGTCGCCTTCCTGAGAATTGGGAAGCCCTTCGACTTGAAGTCAGAGACCGCGCCGGTGGGCGATGCGAATACGCAGACGCGAACGGACGTTGCACAAACATTGGAAACCAATGTGATCACATCATCCGTGGTGATGACCACTCGAAGGCTAACCTACAGTGGCTATGCACGAAGCATCACGCAATCAAATCATCACGTGAAGGCGGAAGCGCAAAGCGCCGCCGATTCAAAAGAAAAAGCAAGCTCTCATCCTGGAACCAAGAAGGGCATCCAGGATATGCATAAGGAGGGGAAACAGTGAATAAAAATGCAAACACTGTTTCAGGATACCCAGGGGCGACCCCTCCCCCCACCCCACCTAGCCCGCTTCGCGTATAGGCGCTCGGAAAATGTACGGGTTTTAGGTTTTTTTAGACCACAGAAACGATAATTTATGCATACTCATGTATGGAGTGGGAGTGATGATGGGCACACGTGGACCCGTACCGAAGCGCTCCGAATCTCGTGTGAGGCGCAATAAGTCAGAGACCGAAACCATCACCGCTGCAGGCGGCCGCAAGGTAACCATTCCCCGCATGAACGGGCAGTGGCACCCCGTCGCTAAGATGATGTGGCGCTCTGCCAAAGAATCCGGCCAGGCACAATTCTATGAATCGACTGACTGGGCTACCCTCTATTCCTTGTGCGACAACATGACATACGCGCTCGCACAAAAGAAGCGCCCGGCGCAGCTTATACAGACTATATATTCCGAACTTAGTAACCTCCTCTTTACTGAGGGTGCCCGCCGCCGCGTGCAAGTAGAACTGAACCGCCCGCAACAAGACGATCAGGGCACGAGTCAAGAGGCGGCGATGGAAGCATGGGGACAGAAATTCAAGGTCATCTAGACCAAACCAAACTGCCACCCCGTGAACGAACCCACCTCTTACCTCCAGACATCCCGAAGCTATCCTTAGGATGGGGAGTCGCAGCATGGATGATGGAAAACCTTATACAGCCCAATGGTCCGAAGGCTGGCCAGCCGTTCACACCGACAGATGGGCAGGTGGAGTTCCTTCTTCACTTCTACGCTGTCAATGAGAATGGGGAATGGCTCTACTCGCATGCTGCCCGCCGTCTCGCTAAAGGCTCTGGCAAATCCCCCTTCGCTGCAGCTGTGGCGCTCGCCGAGCTCTGCGGGCCGGTGCGCGTGGATAAGATAAACAAAGACCACCCCAAGCCGTGGATGCGTGTTATTGGAAAGCCAATGAGCATGCCACTTGTGCAGATCGCCGCAACCTCAGAGGCACAGACACTAAACACTATGCGTATGGTTCGCGCATTCGCCGGAAAACGTAGCAAGCTCGCAAAAAAATACGGGCTTGAGACAGGCAAAACACAGGTTGAGACACCCGAGGGCGGCTTGCTCATGCAGATTACCGCCTCAAGCTCATCAGCAGAAGGTGCGGAAGCATCTTTCGTTGTGGCCGATGAGACCGAGCACTGGCTGCCCGGCGGCGGCGGCCCCGCAATGGCCGAAACACTACGTCAGAACCTTGTGAAAACCGGCGGCCGTATGATGGAGACATCCAACGCATGGGTGCCCGGCGTAGGCTCCGTAGCAGAAGCGACCTTCAACGACTGGTGCGACCAGGAAGAGGGCAAGCTCATTAAAGAGACCAAGATTCTTTATGATGCTCGCATTGCCCCGCATAACACATCTCTAACTGATAAACCGGATGAGGGGCAAATAAGCCTCACCGAAGCACTAGAGTATGTCTATGCGGATTGCCCTTGGGCGGTACTGCGGTCCATCAAAGAGCAAATCTGGACGCCGAGCTACCCGGTATCACGCTCCAGAAGATTCTTCCTCAACCAGCCGAACGCTGTAGATACCGCATGGGTAACCGTGCAGCAGTGGTCACAGCTTGCAGACCCAGAACGCGAGCTGATCGACGGTGAGGAAGTCGTGCTGTTCTTCGACGGCTCTAAGTCGAACGACCACACCGCACTCGTGGGATGCTGCATGCAAGACGGGCATGTTTTCACAATTGGCGTGTGGGCACCGGATGAAAAAACCGGTGTGATTGACGCAGACGCCGTTGACGCGGCCGTCGCAAGAACCTTTGACCGCTTCGAGGTGATCGCATTCTTCGCAGACGTCCGAGAGTGGGAATCCTACGTGAAGAAATCATGGCCAGACACCTATAAAGAAAAGCTGTTGCTCTGGGCCGTACCGAGCGGAAAAGCGAAATCCCCCATCGCATGGGATATGCGCTCGCACGGGTACGAATTCGCAGAAGCAGCGGAAATGTGCCATGCAGAAATCATCGACAAGGGATTCACACATGACGGGAACTGGGAAACCTCAAAACATATTGGAAACGCCCGCGCAACGGAATCACGCGGCCGCATCACCATTAAAAAAGAGTCTCCCAAATCGCCCAATAAGATTGACGCGGCCGTCTGCGTCATTGGCGCTCGCATGGTCTATCGCGCCGTACTAGCGTCCAAGCAGTGGGAAGAACGAAACAACACAGCAGAATTTATCGTCTGGTAGGAGGTGCAATGTCCTTAGAGAAACTGGCTAAAAAGCTGACCACATCCGCAGAATATGCCAAATGGGAAGCATACTACGCCGATAAACACCGCCTCGACGCAATCGGCATATCACTACCCCCTGAAACGCGAGTACTCGAACTCATAGTATCCTGGCCCGCGCTCGCCGTTGACGTGCTCGACGAAGTTCTAAATATTGAGGGATTTTCACTCTCTTCTGACGCCGAAATACCAAAGACACTGTGGAATTGGTGGCAGCGCAATAATTTAGACACGCTCAGCTCCCAGATTCACACTGAGGCGCTTATTCAAGGCATATCCTACATTGTGATAGGCGGCCGTGACGATAAAACCCCCCGATTCACCGGGCATACCGCCAAGGAAATAGTTGTCGATACCAACAGCAACGGTGAAATTAGCGAAGCGCTGCAAAAGTACCGTGTCAATGGCAAAGATTATTTGGCACACTACGTTCCCGGCTTCGTGAATTTCTATGAGGGCACGCGATACGGGATGACTCTCATATCCTCTGGAGAGACCAACACGAACTATATTCCAGTGGTGCCAGTCGTAAATCGCGGCGCACTGAAAACCAGGAATACCGTAGGTGTCTCTGAAATGAAAGGCGTCGTAGGGTACACCGATGCGGCCTCACGCTCCATCACAAACCTGCAGGTCGCCCAGGAAATTCTCGCCATGCCGCAACGCTACCTATTCGGGAACGGGCTTGAAACCCTAAAAGGTCCAGACGGGCAGCCAAAGACCAAGCTAGAGGCATACATGGGTCTACTCTGGACTGGCCCCGCAGGCTCCACCGCCGGTCAGCTACCCGGCGCGGCCCTATCGCAGATCCTTCACTCTGTGAAAAAC